AGTGGAAGGTATCATAATGAACCTAAGGTTACTTCGTTCCCTAATGATGGATCGCATGGTACAGAGCCTTATCATGGTATGCTTGTGGTTAGGGCTGAACTTAAGTCTATGTGTTCACATCATCATCAACCAGTTACAGGTACCGCATACATCGGTGTCATACCTCACACTCGTGTTATCGGTCTTAGTAAGTATATTCGTATTGCTCAGCACTGTGCTCGTCGTGGGACTCTTCAAGAAGAGCTTTGCGGTGATATTGCAAAGGCAATTAGTAAAGCAACAGAGTCAAAAGACGTTGGTGTATACATCGAAGCAAAACATGGTTGCTGTGAAAACAGAGGAATTGGTGCATCTAACTCAATGACTCAAACAGCGGTATTACTCGGAGATTTCTTAGATGATCCTTCAGTTAAGAACGAATTCTATAGTAATATCAAGCTTCAAACCAGTAGATATTCATGTAACTAATTGAAATCATTGAGTTTTTTATTAGTTGCACTTATTTCAAAAATAGTCTATATTTAATTGTCGCTAGAAGACCAGGTAAAAAATGGAGAAATTACCTATGATTAATCTAGACAAATACGTACAAAAAGTTTGGAAGTCAGAGACTACTGAACAAAAACGAGAAGCCTTCAAAGAATTGCTTGCAGTATCTCATGCTAAAACCGACACTAAGGTTAAGGCACTTAGAGATATACAGACTCTATCTGGTAAACGTTTAGATACTTTTGCAACCAATTTTGCCTTTTCAGGCTATGGAATGAAGGTCAAGTAACATGTCATTTTTATATACAGATGCTCAAGTTGAAAAGTATGGTCGTAAAAATTTAAAAGAGTTAATTAAAACTAACGCTACATTTGCAGCAATTATTATGGAACATATGAGTGCAAAAGAAGATGGCCATATTTTGACATCTTCTCATAATCCAGGTTATGATCATTATGATCCTAAGACTGGAGAGCGTGTAGAAGTAAAAGTAGTAAATATACATTCGAATGAGTATATTCGTATGAAAGGTATTGTAGGTAAAGAAAATAGATTTGATACTCTTAAGATTATAGATCGTTTTAATCAGTTTGTGTCTAAAATACCGCATGATGAGTTTTATAAAAAAGCAGATCTTGCTAATAATGAATTTCTTTATTCACCATCACTTAATAGTCAGGATAAAAGGAAAGTTAAAAATACTAATCTAGTAGTGGATTGGATGATTCATTATGTATAAAGTTTATTTGGCTAAACTTAAACGTACTACTGCTATTCCTAAAGTAGTATATAAAGTAGGTATTACTAAGTCTAGAGATGCTATGGATAGACTTATGTATAGAGGTTCTGATGAGCCTTATCCTGTTAGTAACTACTTTACTGACATTAAAGTAATGCATTCAGTTTATTGTGAAACAGAAGAAGAAGCATTATAATTAGAAAAGCTAATAATGGATACTATAAAAGGCAAAGAAAATAAATTTCATAATTGGTATGAACCAGATCAAATTTCTGGCATTACAGAAATGCGCAAATGGAACTATGATGAGATTCAACAGATCTTTGCTATTATGAATAAAGGTGTATTGAATGAAAATTGCGCATGAAGCTCCTATAAGTATATTTCCTACTGTCCAGCGCATGACCGATTATGATTATGCATTGGTTCATCTTTTTGAATCTAATATGGTATACTACCGTATGTTCAAGGATGCAGTAATTAATGGTCGTGAAGTTATTCTTGATAATTCTATCTTTGAATTAGGCGAGTCATTTGACGGTGATGTATACTTCAAATGGATTGAGAAATTACAACCTACTTGGTATATTATACCTGACATCTTAGAAGATACTCTAGGTACTCTACGTAAGATGGATAAATGGCTAGCAAAGTATGCAGTAAATCCTTCTATTAAGTCAATAGGTGTTGTACAAGGGAAGACTTATAAAGAGATAGTTGACTGCTATAAAGACATTGCACCTCGTGTAGATAAAGTTGCAATCTCTTTTGATTACTCATATTATATTGCATCAACAGAAAATCTTAGACCTATTAATAAGTATGCAGCTTGGATGCTAGGTCGTCAGAAACTATTGAGTGATCTTCTCAATGATGGTATTATTGATACTAACAAGCCTCATCACCTTCTCGGCTGCGGTCTTCCTCAAGAGTTTATTGCTTATAAAGATTACAAGTGGATTGATTCTGTGGATACTTCTAATCCTATTGTTCACGGATTAAATGGTGTGCAGTATCGTCCTACTGGTCTTGATGATAAGATCTCTACTAAGCTTATTGAGTACATGTCTGAAGAAGTAACAGATATGCAACTTGAGTTTATTAAAGGTAATATTGAACAGTTTAGAAAGTTTTGCAATTGAGACCTTGGATAGCACTCTTTAGTCAGACAGGAAGTGAACTCAAGAAGATTTGTGATCACTTCGATGTCTGGCCTACTGATATTATTACTAATAATAGAAATGAAGATCAATGGTCACATAATATACCGGTAGATAAGGTCACTATTATGAACTTTGAGGCTATTCATAACTCATTGCGTTTTACTAAACGAAGATGTTTTATAACACTTCATGGTTATCTTAAAATTATTCCTAAAGATATTGTAACAATGCATGATATCTTTAACGGACATCCTGCAGCTATTCATCTACATCCAGAACTTAAAGGTAAAGACCCTCAAGAGAAAACTTGGGAAGGTCATGCCAAGTATCATACTATTGGATCGGTTATTCATAAAGTAACTGAAGGGGTAGATGAAGGTGAAGTAGTTCATAGTGTTCTTAGAGATAACACTTGCATTACTAAAGAAGAGCTTTATAATACACTAAAGGATTGTTCACTACAATCATGGTTAGAATTCTTACCGGAGCATATTAATGTCTGATGCTATTAGACCTAGTCACTATAAAGGTGATAGTAAGTATGAATGTATTGATGTGATTGAAGAATTATGTAAGACTTCTACTAACGATACGTTTACAGATTATAATCGATTTCAAGCTTTTAAGTATGTTTGGAGAGCAGGTAATAAAGATCCTGTACTTCAAGATCTTAAGAAAGCTGCTAAGTTTTTAGAATTTGCAATTGCATATGAGGAAAAGAAAAATGGTTAATATTGAAGATATTGCGTCTGTGCACCTAGGAAAAGCTGGTGATGGTTCAGTTGTTAAACCTTATGTTACTCCTGATAACATTGATCCTACTTTACTCGTCGGTATCCCTCGCCATCTTAATCGTACCGTCTATAACATCGATGATGATAATCTTCCTTTTGTTGGGTACGATACTTGGAATTGTTATGAGTTTTCCACCCTTAATACAAACGGTTTTCCTGTTTGCGGGGTTATTCGTTGTGTGTATCCGTCTGATTCACCTAACATTGTAGAATCAAAATCACTTAAGCTTTATATGAACTCATTTAATATGGCACGTTTAGGTGATACAGTTTCTGATGTTATTGATGAAGTAGTAGATATTATCTACAGAGACCTTTCTAAAACATTAGGTGTTGAACAAGATGCAATTCAAGTAGCATTTTGTGATGAAAGCACATCCTGTTCATCACCTATTGGTAATTTCTCATTTATATCTCTTGAACATAGTGTTAATGTAGAGAAGATTGAGTTTAATCAATATAACGAAGATCCTGCTATCTTAGTAGTAAAAGATACTAACCCTGACGCACATTATAACTGGCGTTCAGCAGTTCTTCGTTCAAACTGTCGTGTTACTAACCAACCTGACTGGGGTGATATTTACATCTCAATCAAAGGTAATAAGACAGTAACACCAGAATCACTTCTACAGTATATTGTTTCTATGCGTAGAGAAAATCACTTTCATGAAGAAATATGTGAATGTGTCTATAAGAGACTTTATGATTTATTAGAACCAGATCAACTTCTTGTATCATGTCTTTATACACGCCGTGGTGGTATTGATATTAATCCAGTACGCGCAACTAATGATCATTTAATTTTCAAGTATGCAAGAGACTTGGTTGATGCAGGTAAGTTAAACACTAAAACATTGAGGCAATAATATGGCTATTAAAACAGGTGGTAGTATAATTACTAGTGGTAGTGTTCCAGCAAGACCGGTTATACCTGCTGTACAACCTGCAACAGAAAAAGAAGTTGTACATCAACCAGTTCATAGAGAGACTACTCGTAAAAAAGAGGCAGTAAATCACCCAGATCATTATGGTGGTAAAGATAATCCATATGAAGTCATTAAAGTTATTCGTGCGTGGGAGTTAAGCTTCTCACTCGGTAATGTAGTTAAGTATGTTGCACGAGCAGGTAAAAAAGATCCAGCAAAGCGTCTAGAAGATTTACACAAAGCAATGTGGTATTTACAGGAAGAAATTGCAAATGAATATGAACGAAGCATTAAGTAAGTTACCTGATACAGATCAAAATGTAGTATCAGTTCTTTCTGGTGGTCTAGATTCTACAATTATGACTTACATACTTGTTAAAAAGTATGGCAATAATAGAGTGTTTGCTTTATCATATAATTATGGACAGAAGCAAGTAAAAGAGCTTGAGATGGCTGCTAAAACGTGTCAACATCTTGGTATTGCTCATAAAGTATTGGATCTTGGAATTCTTGGTGATATTGTAAAGGATGTCAGTGCAAATATCGGCGGCACTGACGTGGCTATGCCAACCATCAAAGAAGTTCTTGGAGATCCACAACCTAAAACCTATGTACCGTTCCGCAATATGATTCTTAATGCACTAGCATTTTCATTTGCAGAATCAAACAAAGCATCTCATGTGTTTACTGGGTTACAAGTACATGATGAATATGGTTATTGGGATACAACTCAGAAGTTTGTTGATTGTATGAATGCAGTTGCAGATCAAAATCGTACACATAAAGTAAAACTAGAAGCACCTTTTAGTTTGCTCTCTAAGTATGATGAGATTATGATTGCACAGGAGTTAGGTAATGTTAGATTTGATTACACACTTACTTGCTATAACCCTGATGAAAATGGCAACTCTTGCGGAAAATGTCCTTCATGCTCTGAACGAATTGCTAACTTCATTAAAGCAAGGGTAAAAGATCCTATTCCGTATAACCCTCCTATTGATTGGGAAAAATATTTACCTTACAATTCTCTAGGCCTATGATGTGTAGTATATTTGGAAGTTTCGATAAAGGTAAAATAGTAGAACTTGCTATGCTTAATGCATACAGGGGTGGGCATTCTTATTCATTTTCTTACTATGATCCTAAAATTAAACGTATTACATATATGCAAAAAGCATTAGGATTATTTCCTATTTACGATGTAAATATACCAGAAGGGCAATATTGTATTGCTCATATGCAAGCACCTACAACAGATAATAAATCAGAGAATTCTATACACCCAGCTAATATAGGTAATCATTATCTTTGGCATAATGGTATTATTAAAGATAACTGGATTAAAAAGTTTATTGAAAGTTCAGGTGCAGCATTAGGATATATTACATGGGATACATATCTCATACTACACAAATACAAGTATACAAAAAACTTAAACAATATTGATGGTACGTTTTCTTGTCTATACTATGAAGATGGGGTAGGTTTACAACTCTTTCGTAATGAAATATCTCCTATGTTTATTGATGAGCAAGGTAATATATCATCTACTAAATTTACTGGTTCGAGACCGTTAGAACCAAATTATATCTGGCAATTTATTCCAGGACAGCCTATGATGGAGATTGTAGGACATTTTGATACATTTGAAAACCCTTATTTTTTTATGGATGAAGCTTCATGATGATACATATTGCAGCACAAGATACTCAATCTACTCTTACTAATGTAGAGTTAACTGATATTCAACCTAATGCAGTAGACCTCCGGGTGGAAAAGATCTTTAGAATGGATCTTGATAAGACATTTGTTATTGGTGAAGAGAATGGCAAAGAAACTAAACAGCATAGAGGTTCTACAGAACTCAATCCAGATAATGAAGGTTATTGGTACCTCAATCCTGGCTCATATGAGATCATTATGGAAAATATTATCCAGGTTGGATCTGACGAGGCTGGCTGGGTTATTACTAGATCAACCCTTAATCGCAATGGTTTGTTTATTACTAGTGGTCTATACGATTCTGGCTATCATGGCGTTATGGCAGGTGCTCTCCATGTAACAGCACCTGCAAAGATTAAGAAAGGAACTCGTGTAGGTCAGTTCCTTCTCTTTAAGTCGCAATCACTAAAGAAGTATGATGGTGATTATGGTATTGGCAAAGCGCATGATCAAAAGTATACTTAATTATCTTAGGTGGTCAAATTTATCAATTATGTTTATTCTTAATCCTATAAGCTGGGGTTTAGATTTTAATTATAGGAGACCTGATGATTTTAACCCTAAGATGCATCAGTTAATTATTAGACTATTAATGTTTAGAATAGAATTCATCATTGATGATGGTTCGTGGTAATAAGGAAATAAAAAATGGAAATTAAAATTGATATAGAAGCGCTTAGAAAGCGTAAGTTGTTTGTAGCAACACCGATGTATGGTGGTATGGCAGGTGGGATGTATACACGTTCTATGTGTGATCTTACTGCACTCTGTGTTAAGTATGGCATTGAAGTGCGTTCATACTTTTTGTTTAACGAATCATTGATCACACGTGCACGCAATTATTGTGCAGATGAATTTATTCGTTCAGATTCAGAGCACCTCCTGTTTATTGACTCAGACATTGGATTCAATCCAC